CAAGGATCAGATCATGGCGTTCCTGTCTTCCATGAAGGGCGGCACCAAGCCCGCTGAAAATACGGAGGTAATCGACAATGCGTAAGAAGTTTCGTTTTCTGACCGTCCTTGCGGTCTGCGTCATGGTTCTGTCCTGCTTCTCGGTGACGGCGTTTGCCTACGCCGATGATACC